CGGGATATAACGGGGACGACATCTTTCACCTCACAGGCGGAAACCCATTTTACGTGAACGAAATCTTAGGTGCTAAAAACCCAGGTGTGCCGGACAATGTACGCGACACTGTATTAGCAGTTTATAGCCAGCAGCCTGATATAACAAGACATGTATGGGACATTTTGTCCACGTCAAATGCAGGGTTGGAAACGATATACATTGAAAAAATATTCCCGGACTATAACCAGGCGATCAAAGCTTCCCTTGATGCGAAGATACTGGTACTGTCAGATGGGAAGATATTTTTTAAATATGAGCTTTACCGCCGCACCATAGAGGCCGCACTGTCACCATTGGTTAGAATTGACCTGAACAGGCAGGTGCTTAACGCTTGTATTAAGGAGCCCGGGCAGAAATGCGAAACCAGGCGCATTTTACACTATGCCAAAGAGGCCCACCGTGATGATTTGGTATACCAGTATGCCGTCCTTGCTGCCAAAAGGGCTGATCTGAAGGGAGCGCATGCCGAGGCCGCAAAATTATACCGGTTAGCCATTGATTGTAATTACCACCCCGACGAGGAACAAGCGAACGGCTTATATGAACTGTATGCCCACGCCTGCTATTTGGCAGGTGATTGCCGGCATGCAATAAGTTATATTGAAAAGGCGCTGAATTTTTGGAAGGATAAACAAAACCCGGAGAAAACTGCCGCATGCACGTTGCTTTTATCAAAGTTATGGCGCTCTGAAGGGGACAGGCTACTGGCTGAAAAATTAGGAAATACAGCCGTAAACATGGTAGACAGCTCAACCCCGGCAAAATTGAAAACTTTGACTTATGAGAATATGGCGCAACTAAGTTTGTCTGCCGGCCGGCCAGGTGAAAGTTTGGAATGGGGCCATCAGGCGCACGCAGCGGCGACGGGTATCGGCGAACCCCAGATGATATTCCAGGCACGCCTCCGTATCGGCGCGGCCCGGATGTCCATAACCACGTCGTTCACAAAAGGCAAGGCAATATTACTGGAAACCCTTGATACCGCCTTAAAAAACAGTTACTGTGGCCACGCTGCCCATATCTATTGTATTTTAGCTGTTAACGGTATCCTCGCCAACGATTACATCTTTGCAAAAAAGATAATCAACGATGGTATCAGCTACTGTTGCGAACGCGGGCTGGAACCGGTGAGCTTGTATTTGCAGGTATGGAAATCGCGCCTCTGCCTGGAAACAGGGGAGTGGGACAACGCCTGCGCCATAGCAGGTGCATTACTAAAAAACGACGATCTTCCACCGGCTATAAAGGTATGCGCCCTTTGCTTAACTGCTACTTTAAAGCTACGACGGGCGGAACAAGGTGCGCTGCCTTTATTGTTGCAGGCAAAATCCATGGCTTTTGATACCCTTATGCATCCCGGCCTGCTGTTTGTATCGGTGGGCTTGCTGGAATACGAATGGCTGACTGGTGAGAACCTGCTACACCAGAAGGATATTGCCAGCTTATTAGATACGATAACACAAAGGGAAAAGCTTAACGGAATTAACCGGTTGCACCACTGGGTGAAAAAAACACAAAAGGACTATTTGCTATCAGGCGAAACCACGGATCGACCGTTTAGCAGCCCGGCCGACAGGACGTTCGGAGCGCCAGTTGGCGGCTCTTTTGAGCACGCTATTGACCTATTTGAAGGCGGTGAAAGTGACAAGAGAAAAGCGATGGTCCTGGTTCAAAAACTCGGGGCCGTCGCCGTGTGCGAAAAATTAAGACGGGAAATGCGCAAGGCCGGTATAAAGAACATTCCGCAGGGACAGCGCAAGGTGACGCTGGCGAACCCGGCGTGGTTGACAGAAAGAGAGCTGGATGTGTTACAACTATTAAAAAAGGGGTTACTTAATAAAGAAATTGCCGAGAGCCTTTTTATAGCATCGAAAACTGTTGGCCATCATATTTCCGCCATACTAACAAAACTTGACGTCAACTCCCGTGGCAAAGCAGTTCAAAAAGCATTAAGTTTAAATATTTAAAATAGCGGTTTAATAGGATAGTCGCCTATTGCCCAATTGCTGATGCCGCCCACCTGCAAGCCAACGATAGCGGGTGGTTCGGGATAAATGGCCTGGGTTTACATAAAGATGTATAGTTCGTTTTTTAGCCAGGGATATGGATGCATGTCCCTGGTGGTTGATCTTGTTCTACAATTATTTGCCTGGGGTATACCCTTCCCGGTACCATGGGATATTAATATCCCCTTTCTTGGCATTGGTAATATCCATGCTCATCTTGATTTAATTGGTTATAACCGCAGGACACGTTGCTTGTTTGGTACTTCCAGTGAACATTTGATAAAGATGGGACTGAGACATGTATATACACCAAGAAAGGGTAGGCTGCCAAGTCTTCCAGCGAGCATTTACTAAAGTTTGGACTGAGACTCACCTGGATATGAACCGACCGCAAGTTTATACTTTGGCTTAAGTCAGCATTTACTAAGTTTGAACTGAGACATCATACAAAGTGCGTGAAATCCTGTTCCAAAAGCCTAAGTGAGCGTTTACTAAAATTAGAACTGAGACTTAAACTGTTTTGACCCTGGCTGAATGAAAAAGTGCCTTAGAAGTGGTTTAAAACAAGAAAAGCCTTTATTTCTAAAGGCTTTATCTCCGTTTAAACGATTCTTGTGATCCCGCTGGGACTCGAACCCAGGACCCCAACATTAAAAGTGTTATGCTCTACCGGCTGAGCTACGGAATCGTACTTTAACTGCTTTTGTTTAAAGTGGTGCAAATATAGGACTATTTCGTTTTCCGTGCAAGCCTTATTTTAATTTATTTTTTTAGGCTTTTAAGCGCTTCATAGCCAGCTTTCTACATTTTCAATATTCCGATTTTTCCGCCATCTCCAGCTAACAGAACCAGTTTCCCCTGCCTGGCTTTGCGGCAAACGTTATAGCTGGTAGTCTCAATCTGCTTCCAGGTTTTGCCGCCATCAGTTGTAATATTGCTACCAGGAGTGCCTGTGGCGAGAAATGTATCGCCATTTAAAAATTCAACAGACGACTGAAACCCAGTAGGTTGTTTACTTGCCGGCGTAAAATGGAGGCCCGGATGAATTTCATATATAGCTGTAAGAGAATCGTTTTTTTTGTCGTGCGCATAGTCGCCGCCGACAATGAGTCCATTATTCTTTCCCATCGCCACCGAAAAGGAGCCAGTGCTTGCCTGTCCGTGTGTTATTGGCAACGCAGCATAATCCCAAGAATTTTCATAAGTTATTAACCTGGCGCTTGTGCCGCCCGATGAAATGTAAAGCCTGTTACCAATTGCACGCAAACAGGTTCCACTAGCTGCGAAAGCCGCTTCACCAGGCAGGGCAGCAGGCGTATCCTTAAAGGCGCTCCATGTTTCACCGCCGTCTTTGGTTTCCATCAGCAAAAATTTCCCATTGATCGGGTCGCCGAGGATAAAACCATGTTTTGCATCGGCAAAATCCATCGCGTCAAAGAAATAGGCGGTATCTGTGTTTTTGTATTTTTCCTGCCAGGTAGCGCCGCCGTCTGTTGTTTTCAAAACCAGTGCCGGTGTGCCTGAACTCATGATAACCGCATTTTTGTCAGAGAACGCCTCAATATCCCTGAAATCGGCTTTTTCGAATCCTTTTACCTGCTGCCAGTTCCAGTCTTTGCCGCCATTAGTTGTAATACCAATATATCCCCTACTGCCGCTTACCCAGGCAACGTTATCATCAACAACTGATAGTCCGCGTATGCTGGTTGGCTTGCCCTGCTGCAGTTGAATGATGCTTTGGGCTTGTAATGAAACGGAAAGAATAAGTAATAAAATAAGAGTTGATAATTTGAAGCTTCTCATAAAAGTGGGCGAATTGCCATAATGATTTACCCGAAATTAGGTTATAAATGGCCGGTTTGCAACCAATTACAGTTTTTTATATTTATTGATTGCTTTTTACACGAAACACTTATATTTGCAGCCCTGCCCGGATGGCGAAATTGGTAAACGTTGCGGTCTCAGAAGCCGTTGAGAATTGTCTCTTGAGAGTTCGAGTCTCTCTTCGGGCACATCCTTTAAAAGTCTTTAGTCGATAGCCTAAGGTCCGTAGTCAAAAAATAAGACTCACGACTATCGACTAAGGACTTTAAGATTAAACAGGCCCAGGTGGCGAAATTGGTAGACGCACCATCTTGAGGGGGTGGCATTCGTAAGGATGTACGAGTTCGAATCTCGTTCTGGGCACCAAAAATCATTGATTTTCCTGTTTTAGATCATTTAACCGTAGTCAGTAGATGTTGGTTCCCTTTAGTTGTATTGACAGTGAGCGGTTTGCTGTTTTCGGAAAACTTTATCGCATTTACTTCTTTTTGTAGCAAGGCAACCTCGTTTTCAAGCAATGTAAGCCGGAGGTTTGCTAAACGGGTTTCTGAAATCCGATCTGCACTGATTTTTTGGATGTCAGATTTTAATCCATAATAAGCTGTCATAACTGAAACTACAATACTAACCGTAATAATTAGGCTGACGATTATATTTTTTACAGTTATGCCTTTTATTTGGTGGTTTTCGAGTGTGGTCATGGTGAGAAGAACTTTGCCTTAGATTAATTTTATGATAAAGAAGTAAGGAGGTTGTAGTCGATTGAGCATTAATTTGTGTTTATTTGAAGTAATGAAACTGTCTTTTAGCCCAAGTCTTCGAGCCTTTACAGAACGGATTTTTGCTGATATATCAGAAACGCCTTGTATTTTACAATCTGCGCATTTCTCAGGTTTAGACGGCTTAAGGGGGGTCTCTATTATTATTGTTATCGCATCCCATTTAGCAGCAGACACATCCGTGACTCGCTATTTTTGCGGCGATGTTGGCGTCGAAATTTTTTTCGTTATAAGTGGATTTTTAATAACCACACTTTTGCTCAAAGAAAGAGTAAGGCATGGCAGCGTTTCATTTAGTAAGTTTTATATTCGAAGAATTCTCAGGATAATACCTGTTTCTTATTTGCTGTTGCTGGTTTTAATTGTGCTTAATAGACCGCTTCAATTAAATATCCCTAATTTAAATTTTTTATACTCTTTTTTTTATATCAGAAATATACCTTTCAAGAATTTTTATGAGTGGTATACCGGACATTTTTGGTCACTTTCAGTAGAGGAACAATTTTATCTTCTGTTTCCCTTTTTTATAGTTTTAAAGACAAATAAATTTATTTGCTTCGCTTTGGCGTTGATATTACTTATGCCAATTTTAAACTTTCTGATATACAATAACATAGGTATATTTTATTCAAACCATATTCTTCATCTTGTAGCAACTGGATCAATATTTCTTTTTGGCAAAGGAACTGTAAGCATCTTAATCGGCTCGCTATATTCCATAATGCTGTTTAAGAAAATTATTGCAGTTGAAAGACTAAAGAATTATTATTTGACAAGCTTTGTATTGTTCATTATAGCGGGTTGCTTCCTAACTGTGGCAACTACTTTGAATATAGCGTATTTGTCGTCGATTATCTTCCCTTTTATAATAGGCTACGTAATTTTACTTAATTTGAAAGGTGGCAATTTTTTTAGGCATATATTAGACAACACTATAATGGTTAAAGTCGGTGTACTATCTTACAGTTTATATATTTGGCAACAATTTTTTACGAGTAAACAAAATTGGTATTTTCTTGACTTCCCCTACGCAATAATTCTAAGAATGACTCTATTGATAGTCATTGCCTATTTATCATATACCTATTTCGAAAGGTTTTTCCTTAAATATAAAACCAAATTTAGATCGAATTAGGAAATTGATATGAGAATTCTTTTTGTATTAAAACTTAGCTCTTCAGCAAAAATAAAAGATGTTTACCCCAAAAAATAAGTGTAAATAATACGTGATAAGCTTTGATTGTGTAATAGTTAAAACGCAAACGTGGTTGCTATTTGCAGGTATCAAATAGATGTTATCGTTTCCCATGTTGAACCTGTATAAATGCAAAGTTTATGCAAGGTGGTATCGTAAACTATTAAGCCTTCAGCTGGATTGCTAATCGCATTTTTTTGACTGGTTGTCATACGGGGCGGCAAAAAACCTCGTGAGGTATTATCCAATTGCAAAAGTGCACTTGTATCGGCTGTAAAGCCGGCTGTGTCCCCGCCGTTAATTATTAACGATTTTGAAGAAGCCATGAACTGTGCATACACATCACTTTGGGTTAATCCGCTACTGGCAAAACCGATATTGGAATTTTTGAAAAGCCAATCGTTAAAATTCTGCCAACTATTTAGCACGCCGCCAGCGTTTCCCATTTCCATGGTTCCACCAGAGAAGGAAAAATCCATATTCACAGATTTTAAACTGCCGAATCCATAACATGCATATGCCCATGTGCCACCGCTTCCTGTGCCATAGTTAGCTGAATTATCATAGTTAACGACTCCGGAAAAATAAATTTGTGCGCCTTCTATACTAACGCGACCACCATTTATGGCTTGTATGGAAAGATCGTTCGCGTTACCTATCACATTGCTATTACCAGAGCCTATATAACCATATTTAATACCATTAGTTAGCAAGCTTATTCCTGAATAGTAGGGACTTGTTGCATCTATTTGATATCCGTCATAGGGTTTCGTAACAACCTTATAAACACTCGTCGCAGGGTCGAATGTCATTTTTGAGTTTCCGGCGAATGATCCCCCACTATTAAATTGTATCTGCCCATCCGTCCCGGCCACGCCGCCGCTGCTTGAGGCCCATCCTGTTGACCGGTATTGATAAACACCCTCGCCGTAAGTGCCGGCGTCGGTTTGGTAAACCTGCAAGCCAACAGCCGGGGAGCTAATAGCCAAGCGTTGTGCCTCCGTCATGCGGGGTATCAGGATACCACTTTCAGTAGAATCCATCTGCAATAGTGCCTGGGGATTTGTTTGCCCGCCAAGGCCAACGAAGCCGTTCCTGAGAATACTGAGCCTTGGATTGCCAAGCACGGGATCACCGGACGAGTTATCTGAACAAGTTATGGCAAAATCGCCGTGCTGGAAAACATTGATAGCGCTGGCCCAATTCCTGTCATTCGGGTTAGTGCTATTTGCGCCTGATAGTACAATACCTGGCGAAGGACCATTCACCGGGGATGTATTTGTAAACCTTGCAGCAAAAGATGGATTGTCAGACCCGCCGTCATATTTAACCTCAAATGGTAAATTGGCGGTTCCGCCAACCCCCAGCCTTTTATTTGAACTATCCCAGGTTAAGTTAGGGCTGCCTGCAAATGTTCCGGAGCTGTTAAACTGTATTTGCTTATCTGTTCCTCCTGGCGTACCACTCCCTCCGGTAACTGTTATCCACTCCACATTGCCATCTGTTCCGTCAACCTTCGCCAGCACCTGCCCGGTTGTTCCGCCAGAGGGTATCTTAAACAGGCCCGTTATCTGCGCCTGCAGTTTACCTATCGCCGCCAAAATTGTGTCAGTTGCCGTTACAGCAGTAGTGCTGCTAAAACCAATCCCCGTTAAGATAGTGGTCAACACCCGGGCTACTGTAAAATAAAGATTGGTTGTACCTTCGGTTATAGAGTCTGTACTGCCCGGCGATGCAACTATTTGTATATAAGCTGAGCCGCTCCAGCGATATTCGGCATTGGTATCCAGGGTGACGTAAATTTTCCCGGTTTCACCGGTAGCAGGCAGGGCTGCAAAATCGGCGAATTCTAACACATCATCCACATAAGAGGGAAGCTGCACTGCCGCAACCTTGCCCGAACTATCTAAGCCTGCGTAGCCGTTTGCAGCATTCTTATGCGCTATATTTTCGGGAATAAAGCCTAATTGATCTTGTTTTGTATCCAGCGCTGCTGCAAGATTTGTGTTGTCGCCGGGTTCACCGCTGAGGGTTGCAAATGAGTTGTCCCGCCATTCTGTATTGAAGTCTGTGCCGTCAACTTTCGCTAATACCTGGCCTGCAGCGCCGCCATCAGGTAAGCCGGGGGCGATGAGCGAGACGCTATCACCCCAGGCGCCGGCTGTTTTCGGGCCAAACAGTGTATAGGTTGATGTATTGATGTAAAAGTTGCCATTAACGCCTGTTAAAGTATTGGACGGATTTGTTATTCCGAAGAGGATGGTGTTGCCATCGGATCCATTCGTTCCGTTGGTGCCGGCAGTACCTTGCGGACCCTGCGGCCCTGTTGCCATCGAAAATACCTGCGACCATGCACCTGCCGACTTTTTATAAAAAATGCCGGTTAGGGTATTGATATAGCTATCGGAGTTTTTGCCGCTTCCGGAGCCTGGTATGCCTGCGCCGTAGAGCAGCGTTCCATCGGCGGCGTTGGCGGTGGGCAGTGTATAAACGATCGTCCAGGTGCCGGATATTTTTTGTGCGAATGAACCCAATGATGTATTTACGAACACGTCCCCGTTTTTACCTGCGGTGTTTTGAGGCAGCACCGTTCCGAACGAAATACTTGCGCCGGTGCTAAGGTTGCTTTGCAAAAACTGCAATAGCACGGTGAATGTGTATTGGTAGTCGGTGCCGCTATTAACCAGCACCGAGACGTCGGATGCGCTTACCGATGTGGCTATTGGTAGTTCGGTTATTTTTTTATCTGTTGACATAATTATATTTTTTTTGGATTTCACCGATTTGAGAATGATTTCACCGATTATTTTGATAGAATTTGACTTATTTGATGAGAATAGCAAGCGGTGATAAGATCATATATCTTTTAATCTTATAAGTCTTAGTTCAGAATCTGTGAAATCGTTCTCAAGTCGGTTAACTCGTTGTTGAAATCCGTTCTGTCGATACTTCGTATGCGCGGACCGGCCTGGCGGCTGCTTTTGTTTTTGCCGTTGTATTGCCATAGGGGAAAATCAGCCCGGTGATCGAACAGGAATTTTTCAATCTCGTTAGCGTGAGCGTTGGCTACGCTGCGTTGCTGTTGCACCAGTTTAATGATGTCTTTGGGTGCAACTGCATCGCCATTGTCGTGATGTTTTATAACCGGGCCGGTTGATGTATAATGTACAGCATCAGCTTCTATAAACCGGGCGAAGGTAAAGTACACCAGCGTCGGCGCCATTCCCTCATATAAAACAATGTGACCGCGCTTGTCCAGGTATTCGCTACCATTAAACAGGTCTTTGTATTGCTGTGGTGCATCATCTTTAATAGCGCCGTCGTCATTAAAATGTTGAATAAAATCATAATATAAAGCGTGACCCAGAAATGGCTTCAAGTCGAGATCCTGTGCTTTTTTAATGAATACATAAAGCCGCTCCGGCTTTATGTTTACAGAGATATCCTCGTATCGCTGAAATGTTGTTTGGTTGATTAGTTGCATAAGCCCCCTAACCCCCTAAAGGGGGAATTTTTGATTAGTTAAGTTGATATTTTCGTTTTTAAATTATCCCCGCTATTATTCCCCCTTTAGGGGGCCAGGGGGCTGACCATCTCCCCCGCCTCTGCTTGGCTAAAGCCGTAGGCATAAACCAGTATGGCTATTTTGTTTTCGGCGGGGATGTTGGATAGCAGCAGTTGGTTAATGCTGTTGCCTGCTTTCAGGCCTGCTGAGTCATCAGCAACATTAGCTGGGACAGGCAGTATATTCCAGTTGTTTTCAGGGTTGATATCGATATAAAAATTACTGAATATCTCCTCAAACACTTCCGAGAGTTCCAGCCTGTCGGGCGCGGTATTGTCGTTGAATTCGCAAATGGCCTGTTTCTTTTCGCCGCCATTACTTAGTCCGGATGATTTCTCGGCATTGATTAATTCTTTCGGAATGGAAAACCCTTTGATAATGCGTGCTTCAACTGATTTTTCAGTCGTCTCGAAAAGCTTATCGTTATTTTGAATTGAATAAGGCTTAAACTCCGGTTTGGATGCCTCGTCTTCATATTCGATAACGATAATCTTCTGTGCGCTTTTGGCCCCCTGGAAAGCGCCAAGGTCTTTTTCCAATTGCGACGGCACATTATTGTAAGGCTGTTCATCGTCATCCGGACTGCTGTTATCGGCTTCTTCCCGTCGGGCTTGCATAAACAGCATGGTTGAGGGAAGGAAGCCGGTTGTTACTTCCCGGTTGTTAAATACTTTTATGCCCGCTTCGGTTTCAAAATCTTCCCAAACGCTGTCGGCTTCAATTAAGGGGTAATCATCCACCTCCGGGTTGAAATAAAACAATTGCCCTTTGTAGTTTTCCCAGCCGCCTGCTGCCGTTACCTGTTGCGTTATCGCATCCTTGCCAGGATTGAATTTATCAAGGAAAGTAATCTTGCTGCGCATGATGTTTTTCCAGGTCTTGCGGCCCCAATCATTGTAGATAGCGTACTTATCAGCCGTTTCCGGTGAATCGGTATCGCCGAGGCGGATGTCTTCAAACCGCACATAATTTACTGATGCTATTTTAAAATTGGCATTGTAGTTAACGTGAATGCCGAAGCCGGTAAACAGCGCTTTATCTGTAGCAACTGCTTTCAGCAGTTTGGCGAGCGTGAGTCCTTTAGCATTCACAACTTGTTTTCCCAGTTCCGGCTCCCCGAAACCATTGCCGCCAATAAATTTAGCGCGCTTATTCCAGCAGTCTTTAGCAGTAGGAGAGGCGCCCACCAGCTCAAGCATGCGTTGCGGGTAGGCGTTGTCCGCATCATAGTTAAGAATCCCGAAAGTTTGATTCGGACGAACGAAGATGCGGCGCTCAATTTGTGGTAGATAGGTTTTCATATTTTTTTAATGGGATTTCACCGATTAGGGAATGATTACACCGATTTTTTTATTGTGATTTCTTTGATTGTTTTTGGATTTCACTGATTAAGATGATTTCAGTGATTGGCGGGAGTTGATTTTGAAATGATTCGCATCCGTTTTGCTTTCGACATTTTATTTGGGGCTTCTTCCGGGCTTTCGGTCTTTCCGACTTCCGGACTTTTTTCAAGCAGTGTTGCTATATGCGGATAGGCTTTCAGGTACCAGGCAATCTCTTCATCGCTCGAATTATCGTTGTCATGTTCCGCAGGTGAACCCGGGGCGAACTGGTGCTTGCCGGGTTTTAGGGTGTATTTCTTTGAGTTCATAGTTAATGGTTTATAGTTCATAGCCGGTTTAGGTTGAAGGTTTGGCTATGAACTATGACCCATCAACCATGAACTGTTACGCAGTCAATGCTTCCAAAGCTGCCAGGGTACTTGCGTACGTTGCCGAACCGCTTTCGGGAGCTATTGATACTGCGCGGGGTGGATAAGGTTCCCTTAGTTTATCGGGATTGGTTAATTTAAGCTTGTAGCCGCCGTCCATTGTTTCGTCGGCTGCGCTGCGTTCGGCATCGGTTAGTATTAAGCCGTTTACAGCCCCGAATAATTCAATAGCAGAATCGCTGGATTTGTAGTTGTTTATTACAATGGCGCAGACCCGACCGTAACCCATGGCCTGCAACTGTGTTTTAACATCGACAGAGAAACCGGCAACGTTAAAGTCTATTTCCTCAGTGTAACGCGGGCCGACAGATGTCTTCGCCAGTTTTGACACGGTGTTGAAGCTGTTATTGGTGCCTTCAAATTTGTAAACCTTAGCTGTGTCGATTGCTGTAAGGCCTTTAACTATCAGCGGGTTTACGGTATCGTAAGTGAGCGTGATATCATCCTGGTTAAAGATGTATATCACATCTTCGATACCGGCTGTAACGGGTGAGCCTGTCCCCAGGCTAAACCCTGCATTTATTTTGTTGTAGATTGACATGTGTTAATTGTTAGCCCCCTGACCCCCTAAAGGGGGGGAATGGAAAGGGGGGATTATGAATTGATAATGTTTATTGCTCCCCCTTTAGGGGGCTGGGGGGCTTACGCGCTCAGGTAAAATATCTCGTTAGCAAATTTGTAGTTTACGGCGGCTTTCATGCGGGCCTTCATGCGGACAACATTGTCGTTGGTGTAGGGCTTCATGTAAACTGTGGATAGCTCCGAAGCATCTCCCAATAAATCAACTCCTAAGAACAGGTTCGACGAACGGGCGCCCAGGATGGTGTTGGCCTGCCAGTGGTTCATGATTTGCAGCGGAATGCCGAGGTAATCCATCTTCTTCATGTCGGTAAAGGCGTTGATAACGTTCAGTGCTTTGTTAGCCTGTGCCTGTGCATAGGCGTAACCTACATGCAGTGGAATCTGCAGGTTAAAGTCGTCCTGGATACGGTCTGCCGGGTCGAGCTGGGCGTAAACGCCGCCTAATACCGATAGCACGTTGCTTACGTTGATGAAGTTTATTGTTGCAGCTGTTGAGGTACTGCTAAAAGTAGCCGGCTTGCGGCTGTTAACCTCGTTGTAGTTGCGTACCAGCTTAAACGTAGTTGCACTTGCTACCTGTATAAAGTACGATTGACCCTGTACGTCGATACCTGAACCGCCGTTGGTGGTGTCCTTACTGGTGCCGGTTAGTGCGGTAATAGTTACCACATCGCCATCGGCAAGGTTTGAAGTATCAGATACGGTTACTATGCCCGATGCGCTGATAGCTGTTGCGGCCATTGAGGTTGCCGGTTTTGCCAGACCGACTTTGTAGACGCCCGATGCTGCCGCAATAGTTGGCAATAAGCCGGGGAAAGCGGCGGTAAAAGTAGCCTCTTTAGTGGAGCCTTTGCCAAGCCAGTACAAACGCTCATTAGCGATTTGTATTTTAGTTAGATAGCGTTGCACCATAAAGTCGCTTAGGTCAACCACGCCCTCATAGTCAAGGAACGCGCCCGGTTTCAGGCTTTGGGCTTCCCAGCTTTGGATGAGCTTGTCCCATTGTTCCTGTTTCATAAATTCGTACACTACCGGGTCA